GTTAGGCATGTCACGTTGAGTTGCGGTCAGGCAAGGTCGGGTGCTGCTAGGCATGGCAGGCGAGGCGCGTTCTGGTTGGGGGGGCGTGGTAAGGTAAGGCATAGCAGGTATGGTTGGTCTCGTTGCGTTAAGGCGTGCTCAGGCATGGAACGGTTTGGTATGGCAGGTACGGTTAGGTCTGGATGGCAGGTTCGGGTCCGGTCCGGTCAGGACGGGCACGGCAAGGTTTGGCAGGTAAGGCAGGGCAACGATTGGAATGGCTTGGTGGGGTCCGGCAGGTGAGGAGTGGTTAGGTTCGGTTCGTAAAGGTTGGGTCGGGCAGGTTGGGTCGGGCAAGTAAGGGTTGGGGTGGTTTGGCAAGTTTTGGCATGGCAGGCAGGTAGGGTGTGGAAGGGAGTGGTCTGGCACGGCGTGGGCGGCAGGTAAGGTGGGGCATGTAAAGTTAAGGTGGTGTCGGGTATGGCGGGTTTTGGCGAGGCAGGCAAGGCGGGTAGGGGTTGGGTGAGTTTGGGGTTGGTTGGGTGAGGCAGGCAAGTTCAGGTTAGGTGTGGTGGGTTGGGTTTCGGCACGTTTTGGCAGGTTTGGTGCGGCATGGGGGGCAGGGCTTGGCGTGGATGGCGAGGCAGGTATGGCGGGGACGGGTACGGTAAGCTTTGGTTAGTCGAGGCAGGCAAGGTGGGGATTGGTTTGGACCGGCAGGGTGGGTTGAGGCTAGGCAGGTAAGGCGTGTAACGGTCAGGTCAGTTCTGGTCGGGTCAGGCAAGCTAGGGCATGGCAGGCAAGGCGTGTAGTGGTCGGGTAAGTTCCGGCTGGGTAAGGTACGGCAGGTAATTTTGAGGGATTGAAATGAAAACATACAGTTCAGTTGAAGAAATGCAGCAGGAATACGCTCGGATACGCGCTCGGTTAAAAAACCCATCTGCTGTGGAGGTTGAGCCGCCATCTAAGCCAAAAATTACAATAATCAAACCAACGGTTGACCCGATCATTTATCAGGTCGAGATCATCAAGTTGGAACACAAACCAGAGGCAATCAAAACTAAAATCTGGTGGCACGAGATCATCGACATCGTAGAGCAGGACGTGGGAATATCGGCGTTTGAGTTCATGTCTGTACGGAGGGACAAGAGGCTCTCCGACGCACGGCTCTTGGTCTATGCTTTGGCGGCAGACTGTTGTCCACACTTGAGCCTTGCAGCAATTGGTCGGTTAGCTAACAAGGATCACACAACGGTTATGAAGGGCCGGGCAAAGGGTCAGCGGCATCCATCATACGCCTTGCTGAAGGAGACTTTGTTGAACCGTCTCGATCAATTCAATGCTAAGCTTAGAGCAGGGGAAAGTGGTGGGGGGTAAATCCCCCCACGGTGTTCTTAGAAGTTGTAGTCGTAGAACTTACTGCGTCCGGGGTAAACGTTGCCACCACGCTCAAACTTGCCAACGCCGACACGCTTCCAACGGCGGCGCTCGTTGCCTTCCTCGTCGGCCCAGCGGCGCAGCGAAACTTTGATTATCGCGCCGGTTGGATTGGGCTCATAGGTGTAGGTCTGTTCGTGCTGGTTAATGCAATGACCAGCAAACCCGCCAGCGACAAACTCTGGCTTGAAGTCTGCGCTGCGGGTAGCCTTGTCTTCACGGAGTGTCATCGTCGTCGCAGTGCGCTTAATGAGCGTATAAGCCTCGGCGTCGGTCCAAACTGAAACGGTCACGCCCTCGCCAATGGCAAGAGCTGAGATGCGGTCAGCGTATTTGTTCATGTCAGCGGTGCGTTCAGCAGTATCGGTAGTCATATCAATCTCCATAAGGTTGGGTAGGTGGGGGCCGAAGCCCCCGGTTAAAACTTGAGCGTTCCAGTGAGCCCAAGGCGCTTGAGGTGGGTAATTAGCTCTCGTTTTACCTCGTCACGGGTTTCGCAAACGCCCGTATAGATGCTGTGTCCCTCAGCGAGGCCGCCAATAATCTCGCCGCGCCAACCGCCGACAATGCGGCTGTGCCGGTCATGCGCGGTGCGACCTACGCCATAAGACTTGGCGTTGCGATAGTAGATGGTGCCAGTGTATGTCGTCATATCAATCTCCATCAGGTGTCTAATCAACACAGACACTATGGCATAATGCCATGTAGGCTACAATAGGGAAAATACAAAAAAAGTAAAAAAAGTGGAGTTGACGTTCCTGTTTATCATTCTCAGAATAGCTGCAACCCACATTGTCGTGTTCATCTTAGCTTTGCTATGGCTGAACAGATAGCTTTTTTCATTGAAAGTGCTATACTATTTGTGTGCAGGGCGTCTCCATCGCCTGCTCTGATCGATCTACTCGGTGCGCGCAGTGGACACCCACCAGCATCCCCGTCGCAATGATCGGCACGCAGGGCAAGAACGTGAGGCCCGGCACATAAGGGGGACGGATATGAATGATGATATTGATACAAAGCCGACAGAGAAGCCCAAGCGCAAAGGCAAGTCCCGCAAGATGCCCTTCGGCGTTATAGACGGAGGCAAGTCAGAAAAGCCGATCACAACCATCGGGAAGCACCCCGGAGGCGCTCCTACAAAGTACCGCCCAAGCATGTTGCCAATCATAGAAGAGCTGGCATCACAAGGAGCTGGTAAGGTTGAGATAGCTGTAGCATTAGGCATAACTAGAGCCACGCTATATAACTGGACGCAAGACAGTCCAGAGTTTTTTGACATCATGCAAAAGGCGGACCAGTCTGCTCAAGCGTGGTGGGAAAAAACCGGCAGAGACGCAACATTCGGAGCGTTCCCAGCATTTAACTCAGCCGCATACATATTCCAGATGAAAAACAGGTTCCGCCGAGACTGGCAGGACATTAAAACAACTGAGCTGACTGGAGCCAATGGCGGGGCAATTGAGGTAATCGCTAGAGCGGTAGAGATCGACCATCTCGATGACGACCAGCTAGAGGTGCTGGAACAAGCGCTGATCGAGTTTAAGGATGATGCTGAGCAGGTCAAATGACGATTGCCCTCATCAAAGGCCAGAAGATCGACCTCGACAAGTCGCTGTTGAAGATCGACGCGCTCAAGAACGAACGCAGCCTGTACAAGTTTCTTCAGAACGGCTGGAGGCACATTGACCCGAGCCCGTTCACGGATGGTTGGCCCATTGAGGCGGTCGCTGAGCATCTACAGGCAGTCTGTGACGGACAACTGCGCCGGCTCATCATCAACATCCCGCCACGTTGCGCCAAGTCATCGCTGACTTCGGTGGCATTCCCCGCGTGGGTCTGGGCTCAGAAGCTCATCAGCGCTACGTCTGGCCCCGGCGTCCAGTTCCTGCATGCGTCCTATGCCCAGCAGCTCGCCCTGCGTGATAGCGTGAAGTGCCGCCGGCTGATCGACAGCCCGTGGTACAGGGAGCGTTGGGGAGACAGGTTCAAGCTTACGGGCGACCAGAACACCAAGTCGAGGTTTGACAACACGTTGGGCGGATCGCGGCTTTCGACCTCGGTTGGCTCGGCTCTGACTGGCGAAGGCGGCTCGATCATCGTGGTGGACGATCCGAACGCGGCGCAGGAGGCATTCAGCGAGGCTACAATTGAATCGACTATCGAGTGGTGGGACTCGGCGCTCTCGACCCGATTAAACGATCCAAAGACAGGCGCGTTTGTCGTCATCCAACAGCGGCTCTCGGAAGAAGACCTGACCGGGCACATCATGTCCAAGGACCGGGGCGAGTGGACGCATCTGATGTTGCCTATGCGCTATGAGCCTGAGCGCAGCTTCACGACCGGCATTGGCTGGAAAGACCCGCGTACAGAGCCCGGTGAGCTTCTATGGCCCGAACGGTTCGGTGAGCCAGAGGTTGATGTTCTTGAGCGCCAGCTTGGTCCGTGGGCTGCTGCCGGTCAGCTCCAACAGCGGCCCGAGCCAAAGGGTGGCGGCGTCATCAAGCGCGAATGGTGGCAGTTGTGGGAGCGCGATGAGTACCCGCCGATTGAGTACACCATCGCCAGTCTTGATACAGCGTACACGACGAAGACCGAAAACGATTACTCGGCCCTGACCATTTGGGGCGTGTTCTCTGGTGGCGATCAGAAGGCGCAGGCTAACCGCGTCATCACGCCAACCGGCGAAGTCACCTCGATGATTAAGCGCACATACACGGAGGAGCATCCGCGCGTCATGCTGCTACATGCGTGGCAGGCTAGGCTGGAGCTGCACGAGCTGGTCGAGAAGGTGATGGAGAGCCACAAATCCGTGAAGGGCTTTGACAAGCTCCTGATCGAGAACAAGGCTGCCGGTCATTCGGTCGCGCAGGAAATCCGCCGGCTGTACGGCCACGAGGACTTCGCGGTTCAGCTTGTAGACCCTAAGGGTCAGGACAAACTCTCTCGGCTTTACAGCATCCAGCATCTGTTCGCGGAAGGGTTGATCTACGCGCCAGACAAGGCGTGGGCCGATATGGTCATCACGCAGACCGGAAACTTCCCCAAGGGCAAGCACGACGATCTTGTTGATACAGTGAGCATGGGCTTGAAGCATCTGCGTGAGCTGGGCTTGCTGGTCCGTGGCGCTGAGTGGACGGCAGATGTTCAAGATCAGATGCGGCACTCGGGTGCGCCTCCGGCACCGCTTTATCCGGTGTGATCTAACGCGCTGTTTGATATTTTCTGTTGCCCCTATCTGTTTAGTGTTGTAAAGTATTTGTCTCGATGGAGATTATTTATGACCGACGCACTGTACAAAAATGAGCTTGGCAAAGTGTATGGCCGGCTGACGGTTATCAATCGCGAGTATCCCAAAAGAACCTTTTTGCAACGCCATCGAGCAATCTGGCGGGTGCGATGCTCATGTGGGAACGAGATGACTGTTAGCGGGAACTTACTGAGGCAGAGGATTTACAGAGAGTGCGGTACGTGCGCTCAAGCATGGGGGCAGAAGAATGAATGAATGGCAATCAATAGAAACAGCGCCGTGGCTGGAGCCGATCATTGCAACGTGGAGAAACCATAAAGGAACCCCTGTCGTTTGCATGGTCTGCAAACATCTTATCCATACAGGAGTAGACAGTTCATTGAGTGAGACCCTTAATCTAGAAAGGTTGGTCCATTATTGGTCTATCGATATGAGTGGAGAGGAACAGTTAGAAGTTAACCCGACGCACTGGATGCCAATGCCAGACCCGCCTAACCTAAAGGAGAAGAAAGATGACTGACGATCTTGTAAAACAACTTCGCACAAATTTTGTCGTGAATAGGCACCCAATATTTAAGCAAGCCGCCGACCGCATCGAGCAACTGGAAGCGGCGTTGCGGAAGATTGAAACCTTAGAACTAGACCCACGAAACTCAGGTCAAATGTGGGTCGAGGCGTTAAGGCAGATCGCCCGTAAAGCACTAGGGGAGAAGACAGATGACTGACGATCTTGTGGGACGGCTGCGGCGCGATTTAGCTTCGGGATTAAGCGCCAGCATTGGCGACACGAAAGAAGCCGCCGACCGCATCGAGCAACTGGAAGCGGCGTTGCAGGAGATCGCAAATCCTGACAGTTGGGAGGGCATGGATTGGATCAGCCACGGAGTTCCAAAATGGATTGCTCGCGCTGCATTGGAGAAGGAACATGACTGAAGGTCGGATTTTAGCCCAAGCGGTCCTTGATGTAATTCGAGCTCCGACTCCGACTACTGTCGGGAGCTTTAAGGTCGAGGTCTGGGGTAAACCGCCCCATGACTACGTGCGTCACTATGAAATCCTCGCAAAAACCGATACAATAGCTGCTCAGGAAGGCATCCAGCGCTTTGTCGAGGAGATGGAGACGCTGGACGCTCAAGAGGGTTAGCCCATGCCAATGACTCCCGGTCTCGCTGCGGGTATCCGCCAGCTCCCAATGGATGAAGCCCCTGCGGCTGTTAACGACGACCTTATTGTTGAGGTTGAGGAAGATGGCCCGTCTTACGAGATGGACGACCGTGGGAACATTCTCAAGATTGAGTACCCAGACGGGTCCGTCGCAGTGTCTCTTGATGGCAGCCCTCTTGAGGGAGAAGGTGCCGAGGACGGCCCGGAGGCTGCCAAAGAGTGGTTTCGAAACCTAGTCGATGACATTGACACGGGAGAGCTGAGCCGCATCTCCAGCGAGCTGATGAACGGCATCAGGGACGACCTTGAGAGCCGCAGAGAGTGGGTCGAGGACCGGGCGCAGGGCATCAAGCTGCTTGGGCTGAAGATTGAGATTCCCGGTCTTCAAGGCGCGGCAGACGGCGCACCTGTCGAGGGCATGTCAAAGGTTCGACACCCGCTTCTTTTAGAGGCGGTGTTGCGGTTTCAGGCCAATGCGCGCTCTGAGATGTTGCCGACCGATGGCCCGGTAAAGATTAGGAACGACTCTAACGGCTCGACGCCAGAGCAGGACGAGGTTGCTAATGCGCTTGAGAAAGACCTTAACCATTACCTGACTGCTACGGCGAGCGAGTATTACCCGGACACCGACCGGATGCTGTTCATGCTGGGCTTCGGCGGCACAGCGTTCAAGAAGATTTACTTCTGCCCGCTGCGGAACCGTCCTGTTTCTGAGTCTGTTGATGCTGATGACCTGATCGTGAACAACGCGGCGACCGACCTCCAGAACGCCAAGCGCATTACCCACCGGGTGTTCATGCGGCCCTCGACGGTCAAGCGCCTACAAATCCTTGGCGTTTACCGGGACATCGACTTCTCAATCCCAAACATGGTCACGGCTGACGCGGTTAAGTTAGAGAAAAGCTCTCAGCAGGGTGTAGCCCCGGACGCATCCAATCCAAACGACCGCGACCGTGAGGTCTACGAGTGCTATTGCGAACTCGACATCCCCGGTTTTCACCACAAGTACAAGGGCAAAGAGAGCGGGCTTGAAATCCCCTATCGTGTGACGCTGGATGCCAGCACGAAGGAAATCCTGAGCATCGTCCGTAACTACGACGAGGACGAGTTTGACCTGCCAACCTCCCGTGCCAACTTCGTCAAGTATACCTTTGTTCCGGGCATGGGTTTCTACGACATCGGTCTTGTTCACATTCTCGGCAATACCACCAACGCTGTAACGGCTGCGTGGCGCGAGATGCTGGACGCCGGCATGTACGCTAACTTCCCCGGCTTCCTCATGGCTGACACTGGGGCGAGGCAGAACACCAATATCTTCCGCATCCCTCCGGGTGGTGGCGCTCTGGTGAAGACCGGCGGCCTACCCTTAAATCAGGCCATTATGCCGCTCCCGTACAAGGAGCCCGGCGCTGCGCTGATGACCCTCGTAAACAACATTGTTGAGACCGGAGCCCGCGTTGGCGGCACGGCTGAGATGAGTGTTGGCGAGGGCAGGGCAGATGCACCTGTAGGCACGACGCTGGCTCTGATCGAGCAGGCTACGAAGATCATGAACGCCGTTCATAAGCGTATGCACGCAGCGCAGACGGAAGAGTTTGACCTTCTTGTTCGCACGTTCCGCGAGCATCCCGAGAGCTTCTGGCAGCGCCGCAAGCGCCCGACAATTGCGTGGGATCAGGCAACCTTCCTCAAGGCCCTCGATGACGTTGAGTTGGTGCCGCAAGCTGATCCGAACACGGCCAGCCATACGCAGCGCCTGATGAAAATCATGGCCCTCAAGCAAATCAGTCAGGGCAATCCTAGCCTTTACAACAACATAGCCATCGACTCGGCTGCTATTCGGGCTATTGGTTGGAGCAACCCGGAGCAGTTCTTTGCCCCAGAAGGCCAGCGTAATCAGCCTCCGCCAGAAGTTCAGAAGGGCATGGCTGAACTCCAGATCAAAGCGCAAGACGCAACGACCCGCGCTAAGGAGGTTGATGCGAAGATTGCGAAAGGCCAAGCCGAGATGGGCACTGGCCAGCAACCTGATCCTATAAAGATCGCAGAGTTGGCAATCAAGAAACAGGATGCTGACACGCGAGCCAAGGCTGCTGATGCAAAGATGATGCACGATGTGTCGATGGCGCAGTTGCAAGAAGCCCGCTTTGAGTTTGAGTCGGCTGTTGCTCGTAGCGATCCGAAGATGATGGCTGATGC